CACCAACCCACCCCCCGGAACCAGTGAATCATGCATAGTAATCCATGGTGACACGAAAACATGTGAATATATGATCACATGATCATATGATACTGAGTATCATTAGGGTGGTAGGATTGTTGATTATGAAACAGTGTATGGAGTTATGCTCATCTTGAGTATATATCTATCGGAACTCACGCTACATATCAACTGTTCCAAATGGAACAATGACACATAGTAACAATGACACATAGTAACAATGACACATAGTACAAGTGTAGGCCAGTGACCACTAACCAGTGTCATCATAGTTTCACCTGTTGAAACAGAACATGACACTAACATTACAATAAAGAAAGCTTAACACCGCGCAACCACGTCCAATGGCCCTCGGTACTAAGCCCCAGGATTCTGTAAACGTGCATCTCTGAGTATCCATAATTAAAAAGATCGATAGCGATTCTAGCTATTTCTTCCTCATTACGGCGAAACTTCGAATCACTCCAGGTGTAGTAGTCATGCCCGAACACATGCATGGGTTTCATTATGGGTTGCTCCCTTCTATCATCTTAAGGCAATACGATTCCTTTGTCAATAATCAAAACAATTGTTGACACAAAAGGAATCACGTGTTACATTTCTTGTAAGGATGGTGAAATGAAAATGACTAGGGAAAAATTGTCAGTGACTTTAACCGATCATAAGATATGGTTAAACAATTCCAATAATGGTAAGATGGCTGACCTCTCGGGGGCTGACCTCTCGGGGGCTGACCTCTACGGGTCTGACCTCTACGGGGCTGACTTATCCGGGCCTGACCTCTCCGAGGCCAACCTATACCGCGCTAACCTCTCCGGGGCTGACCTATCCAGGGCCAACCTATACAGGGCCAACCTATCCAGGGCTGACCTCTCCGGGGCTGACATCTCCATGGCCAACCTATACCGCGCCAACCTATCCGAGGCCAAAATGGGATAATGGTAAGGTTTAACTAGTGCTCATAAGAAATCCATTTTTTATCACATAATAATAGGCGGAGCTGTATAGGCTCTGAGACAATTTTACAAGGGGGACATTAACCATGTCTGTTATCAACGCAAAGCCGGAAACGGTTACTTTTAACGGGGAAAACTACACCCGAAGCGACCTTATTCCCGCCCCTCAGGCGGTAACCAAAGAGCGAAAAGGGGCCTGGGTGATTGGGGAAAAATACCTTATTAGGACGGTAACCATGATCGACATCGGAATCCTGGTACACGTTGACGATCACGAACTTGTCCTCTCTCAGGCGTCATGGATTGCTGACACAAACCGATTTGCCACGGCCCTTGAGACTGGAAACCTGAAAGAGGTTGAGCCGTTTCCAGACGAGGCAATCGTAGGACGTGGCGCTATTGTTGACGCTTCCGTATGGTCTCATGATCTGCCAAGAACCCAAAAATGACAGCCGCCATTGCTAAAGCCGGTATTGACCGGTCGTGGTCGTGGTCGTGGTCGTGGTCGAGGTCGTGGTCGTGGTCGTGGTCGTGGTCGAGGTCGGGGTCGTGGTCGAGGTCGTGGTCGAGGTCGGGGTCGTGGTCGAGGTCGGGGTCGGGGTCGAGGTCGAGGTCGAGGTCGTGGTCGTGGTCGAGGTCGTGGTCGAGGTCGTGGTCGTGGTCGGGGTCGTGGTCGGGGTCGTGGTCGGGGTCGGGCACATCATGACAGCAGCCATTGCTAAAGCCGGTCTTGACCGGTAGCGGTCTTGGTCTGGGTCTGGGTCTGGATAACATAATATCATTTTCCACTTAAACCCATAGGTTAGGACCCTATGGGTTTTTTATTGCTTTTTACACTTGACAAAACTATCCATTGGTACGATGATTACAGTCAAGGAGAACGTGATTATGGGTTTATTCATTACGATCTTGTTTATTACAGTTCCATTGTGTTATTACGCATTTATTGTGTATCTAATCTATCTTGAGATCAATGACAAGGAGTGATAAGTATCATGAAATCATACGAACAAAGACTAGCAGACATTAGCCTAGCCCTTGACGGCTGGTGGTCATTGAACGAGGAAGCCCTAGAGATGGGGTTCACCGTGGATCTTCCGGGCTGGTGGTTTGATTTGTTTTGACCAACATCCTACAAGTAATCATAAAAAAGCCACGGCGCAAACCGTGGCTTTTGTTTTGTCCTGATACCAGCTATGGAGCCAGGATCTTGAAGATAACCGCAACGCTCCCCATAATAGCAAGTAGCGCAGCTGTTACAACGAAAAAGGAAATGAACCAAAGAGCGTCCTTTAGGTTCATTTAGCCGCATCCAGTTTAAAACTTTCCATCTGAAGAAATCCTTGTGCCCATTTGGTTGATTCCATTCGCTTGAAAGTCAGTCCATAATAGCCCGATACTGCGTTAAGCCTAGACCACGTTAGAGGGGTGTTATATCCTTCTGTTGACAGGTGTATTTCTGAGGAATAAGCATTCCTCCACGCAATGGTGTAACCGTGAAGAGACCATACCACCTTTCCATTAAATCTGTTAATGTAGATCTTATCCCTTTCGGAAAGATGGATAACTCCCTGGACAAAACAGTCAAGACACTCGGCGATATTCTTTCTCATACTTTGACTTCCTTCCCAAGTGCATCGGTAACATAGTCGATCATTTCAGTGTGGCCAGTTGACAGAGTTAGAATGTGCAATTCTCCCGAATCTGTGTCAATCCAGAACTCTTCTTTGCCATATTCTAGCATACTGGAGCCCTGCCGGTAGATAGTCCCGTCCGAACCATAGACCATCATGTAGTCTGGTAGTCTTTTCATACTACCAGACCCGGACACAGGAACGGCAGTCTCGCCATAATCATCACGATCATCATGATCAAAGTCTAGATGATTGTACGGCTTGCCCTTGTAAACTGTGACATTTTTCCAACCGGCTGACCCATATTTACCGTAGTAATCCGAGTAGTCAAAATCTGCATAGCTGTCATTTGACCAAAAACATCCCCCATGGTCTTTCCAGACTCCAGCCTTAAGGAAAGAGCCGTCCGCATACAGGAGGGCGAACCTTGAACCGCTGGAGGTCTCGTCCATGAAATACTGTGTAAAGCGCTTGTCCTGTAAGTCGATCTTGGACAAGAAGCACCTGACATAATTGGCTGTATCCGAGTAAACAGTGTCTGATGGTACGCTCGTCAAAATCCCGTTATGAGCAAACGCCGCTTTTGTCTTACCAGACAGTAACAGGATTTCCTTTGAATCCCTTGTAACCGGGAATGGATGGGTCATAGCTTGACCCTTTCCTCCGTGCGTGGCAATCCTGAAATGGAAGACCCAGCTCATCGATTTCCATTGATCAGCATGATCGAGAATCGATTGATAGGCCTTCTGGAAGCTTTCTTCCTTCAGGTATCCCTTGTTCCAGTTGACGTCTTTTCCAGTGGCATACATGAATCCGAAACCATCGAAGTTCGAGTCCCAGCAATTTTGCATTTCGGCCATTGTTGGGAATGGTTGGCCTTTAGGTTTAATAGCAATTACGCACATAAAAACTCCTCTATATTAAAACATTCTAAACCAAAAGGTCTAGATCTCGCCGGACTCATCCACGCTGTCGTTTTCAGGGTCTCTCTTGCGAGACTCCCAGTACTCGGCAATTTCCTTGAATCCAAAATACTTAATTATGGTCAAAAACCCCATAGATTTTACAGACTCCCAGTCTTCGGTATGGCAAATATGGGCCATAGTGTGGGCAAGTTGAGCCGAGGCAAGCCACGTATCATATCGGAGGGTTCCGCGAATGAACCGGATCTCGATAGTGTGCTCATTGGTAATGTTCACCATGCGATAACGGTCATAGTTCACGTTCATGTTTCCAAGTTTCAGGGCGTTTTCTTGCAAGTTTCGCCGTTGAGTTGAGTCAAAGTAGCATTTTGCCCATTGGTTGAAAGAGTCCCTAGTCCTTCTGGAGAAGGTAAAAAACTTGTCTTTGAACTTTTCCGTAAGATACACAAGCTTACTTACTCCCTCTTTTCCCAAAAATGACCGGGTGAGATGGAAGTGAAGACCACAATCGCCGTTATCATGGGAGGTGTACCCTGCGCTGATGAGCCTTCGGAAAAGCCCCTCCCAGTCCAGTTTGACCAGTTCTGCGTATGTATGCGGATGGGTTACAATCTCGACTCCATCGTCATTGAGAGATCCGTCATGTTTCATATAGAGCCTGGACTCATCCGGGTTAAAGTTCGAGATGATAGACGCTCCACCATCCCCGCCCTCGATCTCCAGCTCCATCCCTAAAAAGCATTCATCCGCATTCCCATAGTACAGGAACTTTTTAGGGTTCCATGAGTGATCATGGATTATGGAATCATTAAAGCAACGCTCGCAATAGTGATAGCCCCAGCGACTTTGAGAATCACCTCTTAGGATGAAATCTCCGCAAGATTCGCATGATACATAATTTGGAGCGCAATTAGGACACAGTCTTTCGAAATTGTTACATTCATGGTCTTGTGAGTAATACCTCTCCCCGCAATCTCGGCACGTTCTAAACGCCTCTCTTTGACATGTCTCGCAAAAATGGCTTCCGTCATGCTCAAAACCGTTGTCATAATGACTACTTTGGCAATGGTGGCACTCGACAACAGCCATGTTAGGATCTGGGACAAACGGCTCCCATTTTTCATAGTTAAAAGCAAATTGAGAATCGATAGTGACTTTGTAGTGTTTCATTCCCTTTGGCGGGCACACTCCGACAAAGTACCTGTATTTGTTTGGTCCATCTATGTTGCTAGGATCTTTAAACAGCCAAACACGGTCCTCATTTGTCCATTTGATATCACTCGGTAACCTCGGCACATTGGCGTATCGCGAGCCACAAAACCATGGCGCTTCCTGGAAACAATCCCAATAGACACCCTCTAATCCATCGACAACAAACCTCCAAGATCTTATAGGATCCGTGGAGGCCCTTCCAATCTCATCAGTAACATCGATAAAGTGATTCAAGTCTTCTTGATTCCAGTACCACAGCGACCCATTTAAATCGATGTCACACTGTGTGTTAGCGGTGTCAGGATGACTCGCCTTAAACGGTAATCCGTTCAACACCTCAAGCATAGGCCTCGACCATCCGAGGTGGTACTCTAGAGTCCGATCATTTTCAGGCGGAGGGCACTCCCACCTGTAAGTGTGGCCAGCAATAAAACACGGGATACTCATCTTTTTCTCCTTTGGCATTTAGCCAGCGTTTATTCTACTCAATAGCGATCATTTGTCAAGTGTTTATATAGAAGTAAGTTATCCACAAGCAATTGGGGAAATGTGCATAAGTTTGTGGATAACTATTGACACTTTTCCACAGCCTGTGAATACTGTTGATAACCGGTATGGGATAGCATACGTTTTATCCACAGGTTGTGGATAACAGAGTCGGATAGTACAAAACATCCATTATGTCCAAAACATCCATTGCATCCAAACTACTGTAAGGAGTCCAAGTTTCACTGTAAGGAGTCATCATTGATTCCTATTGACAGTTGCATAAACGTATGATAGATTGACTGTAAGGAGTGAAGAAATGAAAGATGACGGGGGAGCGGCGTTTCCCAGTGATGCAAGTTGGGTTGAAAAGCATAATGTTGGTATGTCCCTTCGCGATTACTTCTCTGGACAGGCGTTGAAAGATTGCCCAGTTAATCGCTATGAGTTCGAAGAATCAGCTGAATGGTGTTACAAGATGGCCTCGGCCATGCTCTCCGAACGGGCAAAGGGGGAGTGATGCCAACAGATAAGGAATATTTTATGGCTCTCAGAAAAGCATCGATTGCTCATAATCGTAGTAATCAAATGACCGATAGAAAGAAGATGATTGAGGTGATTGCAGATGTTTTGGCTTATGAGCCCATAATGTCGGCAAATGACAAGGCTATGAATATCGCCGACCGTCTCATTGAAGCGGGGTTTGGTAGGGTTAAATGAAACTAATCCTATCCGTGATCATTGTATTATTACTACAGTCCTGTGTCGTTGCCACATGGACTGTAAACGTACCTGGTGGACGGTACGTGACAACTTTTAGCATATTCTAAGGAGATTATTTATGGAATTGATTCTTTTTCTGATTGCCATGTTTTCATATTGTTTAGGACTCATCATTGGGTATACAATTGGAAAGGATTGAAATATATGAATCTACAACAAATTGACCAAGATCTTGAATCCCGTGCCAAGGTTATTGCAGATGCATTTGACGACCTGTTTGTCCATATCCATTCTGTTCATAAACATCTTGACGAGCTGTATGAAACAGACTCAGACCCTATTCAGACCAGGAATCTGTGCTCCTGGCTGTACAAAGCTGAAGGACTCTTGACTGATAAGGTTCTACAGATTCCTGATGAGCTGCTTCACCTTCGCAAGGACTGGCAGCTCAAGATGGGAACATGGGATGACAAAACTAAGGAGTGGAAGTATGACTAGGTACAAACATAAAGACAGCCGGGGTGTATTTTCCCATCCCGAACAGCATCCACGGGGAGATTATGTCCTCTACACCGACCACGCCGCCGAGATGCGGGAGGTGTTGGGGTCTCTCCCTATGATTAGAAAGGCTCTAGGTGAATCAATGGTTCAGTCATTAGACCAAAGAAATAGAAATTATCTTGCCCTGGTAACTATTGATGCCATTATCGACAAATACCGGCATTATTTGGATAAGGGGGAGTGATTATGGATGAAATGTTACAATGGTATTGCGATACCAGATTATCTGGAAACTCGCTTGTTGAGGCAAGTGAGACAATGACGGGATTTGAGTTTGTTTTGAAGTCTGATAAGGATGAACGCAAGCCATATTATGTTCGCGTTTCTTACGGTGAAATGCTTGCGGCATTCTTTGAAGAAACAAAAAGGGTGATGTCATGACCTACACAATCGACGATATTAAACGGCTGATTCCCGATGTAGAAACCAATACGAAATGGGGTGAATTGCGAACTATGCTCCTCTCCACACGCGCCCGTCTTGAGGTGGCGGTTGAGGCGTTGGAAGCTGTGAACAAGATTGATGACGACGGAAACAAAAAGTGGGAAAACTCTACTGTCAACGACCCTCAATATTGGATGGATGAATGGTGCGAAGATATGTTGGCCTCCAGCAAGATAGCCCGCGAGGCCCTCGCCGAGATCAAGGAGATAAAATAAATGAAACAAGACTCAACGTTCTTTGGACCTACAAATAGGGATGGCTTTAGAATGAAAGATGATTTGAAGACTCGACTGGTGGAAGCGTTGAAACGAGAACACGCTGATCATCGGTCAGCTCTTAGTGTTGCCTGTTTTGATTGTTGCGTCTGCCGACTCATCGCCGAAGCCGAGGCCATGCCTGAGGGCGTGGGGAGCGGGCGGGTGATGTCCCAAGTTGAAGTGGTTGTCGAGAACAGCCGTGGGCATATCAGCCTGTGCGAGTGTGCGACTTGCCAAGCCCTCCGTTCCGCTCCCGCCATCCACGCGCCGAGTGTCAGTGTACCAACGGTGGAGGAGATGCTTAAGGCCTTTGAGGGTCCTGTTATGACATCGGAATGGGATATGGATTCAACGGCGGCATGGAGGTCTGGGATGATTGCTGTCCACACCCTCCTAACCTCTCGCCTCGCCAAACCCGCGCAAAGTGAGGGTGAAGTGATGAGTGATTACTACGTTTGCAACTGGTGCCAAGAGGAGATTCCTGCTGAAAACATTGGCTATGACTTTTGCTTGGATAAGGACTATTGCCCTTTGTGCAAATCTACTGACGTTGAATATTTTAAGGGAGATGAAGAAGAACAAACAGAAGTTAATACAAAGGATGAGAAAAGGTGAACTTCACTCCAATCTACAAGAAGCATACGGACAACTCACTGTTGTACGCCCATCGCCCTTACAGTCCACAGAGCTACTCAAAAGTGATCCGCGACAAACAGGGAATTGAGATTGATCCTGAGTATGAACAAAGCGTAATCCTAGAACATAGGGTTGACACCAATCGTTGGCCCAAACAGCCTGAGGCTACAAGGATATTAGGTCATCTGCCATTGGCGATGTCTCCTGCAAAGAAAGCGTATGTGTTCATCCGTGGTGAGCTAATCATTTATCCATCCCTTAGCTTATCCTATAAGGCAAACCCGTGGGCCGCAGCGTGTATCAAAGGCAACACTCACAATACCCCAGCTCGCTGGATAATGAAGGAATCGGAGTTTGAGTCTTCTGAAGGGAGGATCTTCGACTATGTGGCCTATGAATGGATCGAGACTTGACTTCCAGTCCTCCAGGATCTAAACTGTTCATTGATTTTTCGACTCAAGTAGACGCTAAGGAGCCTGTATGATTGGCAAGATCCAGAGGATTAAGGATGCGGCATCTAGAGATATTAGAGCTTTTCTGAGGGCGTTGTATGATTGCGACATCCCTAAGCCGGGATCAGAATGGAAGATGGGCAACGTTAAAGGAGCCGGTGGAGACTCGCTTACCATTTGGTCGGATGGAAAATGGAAGGACTTCGCCACTGGAGAATCTGGAGATTTGATCGACCTTGCCCAAGCGGCCTGGGGCTGCACAAAGGAGACTCTGTATGATCGTTTGGAGACTATGCTTGGGATTGACAATGTGGATTTTAGACATCCTCATCCTGTTGATAGACAAGATGACAGACTCGAAACTATTGAAATTGACAAACAGATGGAAGACTTGTCTTTTCAGAGTTCGATATTCTTTGAGGAAGCAATGGGGAAGGTGTTACCTATCTCGAAAGTTGATAGTAAATCACCAGCTTTTCAGGTCCCGACAGCGATATCCCAGGTAGAAGATCTTCCGCCATGGATTCCAGCACCTGAATCTGATCCATGGTCCACAGGAGCCATAAGGGGTCCATCAAAGACACTGTCCTACGTTTGGCCGTACCACAATAAAGAGGGAGAGATTCAGTTCTGGGTTGGGCGCTTCGAACACGCATCAGGAAAGCGCTTCTCTGTGGCTTACTACTCTAAACAGGGCTGGATCAACAAGAAGCCAAAACTTGAATCCTTCCCGCTATTGGACATTCACCACTTCTGGCGACTTAAAGACACAGACCTTGATACTATTGTGGTTCTGGTCGAGGGCGAGAAAGCGGCGACACTTGGCAACAAGTTGGGTTTATCTGGGTTCTGGTTTACCACTTGGCACGGGGGGGCGGCTGGAACTCGAAAGCAGGACTTCATGACTCTGAAGGACCGAAGAATCCTTTTGTGGCCAGATAACGATCAGCCCGGGAAAGAGGCGATGCAGGGTATCTACTCGGTCCTTCATGGAAACGCCTTCATGCACCTGTTGGATATCCCAAAGGACTGGGCGATTAAGGACGACGTGGTTGACATTATTGACCGATTCGGCTCCGAGTATGTTCACGCATTCTTGATCAATGGCTCTACAAAGATCACTGACGACATCAAGCACGACATTCCAGATGAGCACCGTGAGCCAAATCAGTTAGGAAGTATGTACCGACTAATTGACAAGTTCGGGTCTAACCTGAAGTCATCCATCGAGCGCCAGTCAAACGGGGCTGATGGATGGTATGTGTTCAAGGATGGGTGGTGGCAAAACGACAAAGGGGGCGTTGAGATTTATGGATATATCCGAAAAGTGGTTGAAACAATTTGGCAAGACTGCATCGCAAACGATCCGAAGCGCATTGAGCTTTATGCTAATGCAGCCAAGAATCACAGGCATATGGTTGGCATCATGGAAGGAGCTTCGACCCTTCCTGATGTTGCAGTTAGTGAAAACGATTTTGACCCTTCTCCAGATCACATTGCTGTTGCTAATGGGCTACTTGATCTGCGAACTGGTGAACTCACCCCGCTAAAACGGGAGCACCTTGTTTCAAAGATCATCCCGTTTCCCTATGACAAAGAAGCCAAGGCTCCCAAGTTTATGGAGTTTATGTACCAGATCATGATGGGAGATAAGGGACTCGTAACATTTCTTCAAGACTACTTTGGGTATGCGCTAACCGGGAATCCTCCTGACCGTATTTTCCCAATATTCCATGGAAGCGGAAAGAACGGTAAGTCTACTCTAATCAACATCATCGCAGCCGTCATGGGAGACTACCACGTGGCAGCGCGTACAGAATCAATCATGGCCAGCGACAAGCCAGACAAGATTGGTGAGGACATTATTCCGCTCCGGGGCGCAAGGCTTGCCACACTTCAAGAATCTGAAAGAGGACAGAAAATAAATGAAGCAAAGATCAAAGCTCTTACTGGCAGAGACAGACTTCGGTGCCGGTACCTCCACTCTAACACTTGGCTTGAGTGGACAAACACCGCCAAACTTATTCTATCGACTAACTACAGACCTAAGATTTCTGGCACTGACAAAGGTATCTGGGATCGAGTTGCGCTTGTCCCCTTTTCATTCAGAGTCGGGTCTGGCCTTGATGACTCTGACCTTACACGAAAGATCATTCAAACGGAAGCTGGTGGCGTACTTGCGTGGATGGTTGAAGGTGCAATCCGATACTACAAAAATGGAAAGAAGATCATTAGACCTGGACAGGTGGTCGAGCATACTAAATCCTATCACGACGACGAAAACATCATGGGGAGCTTCTGCGATGAGGCACTGGCTTTTGGCCCGCACCTTCGAATAGGGGCAAGTGAGCTGTACTTACTCTACAAGCGCTGGATGGATAGCCGTGGAGATACCGGGATAAAGTCTAGCAGAAACTTCAAAGAAGAGATTGGGCCGTATCTTGAGGATCTGCAAGTAAAAAGAAGCGACCGCTCTTCATCTGGTTTTTCATATATAGGAGTTGGCAAGATGGAGAACTGGGTTCATGAGCGCTTCGACGGCCTTGAGTACCAGGATACTGATGTAGAGTATTGACATTTGACAGACAATTGATTAGGATACTATTAGAACTAAAGGAGGTTCAATTGTCTGTATACAGCAACAAGGAAAAGAAGTTCATGACCAAGTACTTGCTGGATCTGATTGATGATCCACAGGTGTCTATGGCTACAATTCCCCGTAAAGACGGACTGCCGGAGCTTGCGCTTCTCAAGCAAGAAGTGTTCACGGATCTTGTAGGTGAGCGCGATCAGCTTAAAAAGTGGGCGTGGCTATGTTGCCAGGGAATCATTGAGCTGGATGTCAATTCATCCAAGCTTGGAGATAATATTAGAGGATTGATGCTCATGGCAGCCGATGCTGGAGCGAGGTTCTTTGGTATGGAAGACAAGGAAGTGGCGGCAGAAACGGAGGCTGTAAATGAGTGACCAGCAAACCATGGCAGACATTCTTGCAGCTAAGGCTATCGAGCGAGATGAAGCAAGATCCAAGTCTATGAACAACGCAATGAAGCAAGACGCCATACTTCGGGACCGTCTTGCAAAGAAAATCGCGCAAGCTACCATTGTTAAAAATGGAGCGTTTTGGTGGGTTCCAGCATTCTTCAGGTCCAGGCTTAATGCAGAGGATAAGATCGCAAAACTCAACAGAAGCGTACTGGATTACGCTGAGTTCTGCAAGCGCCAATCAGACGACATGAGGGTTCTGTTCCAGATATGTCTGGACAACGTTCCATCCACGAACACAGAGTTCGAGGCTCTGAGAAAGAGGCTCGACCCGGCAGGAGTATTCCAGGGCCGTGGTATCGTTGTGACAAGAGAAGAGGAATAAATGACATCAAAATGCGATAAATGCGGACAGACTAGAAACCTAGAAGTTGTGAGGCTTGAAGCCGGAAGAAAGAAGCTGGTAAGGGTCTGTGAAGATTGCCTGATTCACGCCAAGGAACTGAGCCGAGAGATGCTTATGACTGAGAAGCAGAACACTGCCAACATCAAGGCTAAGTTCGAGCATCTGACCAGGGGTTGGCATATCGACAACCATAGGAGCGATTTGTGAAATCTACACCAGAACACAAGGTGATCTACCCAAACCTCTTGCGACAGAAGCGCAAGTATCTGCACATGAGCGTACAAGAGATGGCGCGTACCATCGGAGTTTCCGAGGCCGCGATCTACCGATGGGAGTCTGGCACTGGATATTGCAGACCTCGCGCCATCCGGCACCGTGTATTCAAAGCCTACGGAACAACTCCGGTTGAGGCGTACCCCACGTGCTGGGAGGTCCTGTTTGGTGACACCGGAGAGGATTTGCTGGAGGGAAAGTGAAAACTCAACTCTTTGAGTTTCAGGATCAATCAGCGGGCAGGGTCTTGGAGCGCCTGAGAAAGGACGGTTTTCACCTTCTTGAGGCGGGAATGGGCACGGGAAAGTCGATCATGTCGCTTGCGATTCGAGAAGTTGTTCAGGACGCAAAATGCGAGGTTGACTTAACTGTGATCCTTGCTCCCAAGACCCTGTTGTCAAACTGGGTCAGGGAGCTTGAGAAGCATTGTGATACCGTTCCATTCTACGTGATCTGGGATTCGCAGAAGGCAAAGTCAGACTACTACAAAGATGAGATTGCAATGCTTGCCAAAGATGGCGGGATATTTCTAGTCAACATTGAAGCCTTTGGCCGTAGAAACGAGGCCCTGGAGCTTGTCATGCGCCAAATGCTCAAGAAAAGGATCTTCATGATCCTGGATGAGTCCAGCCGAGTCAAAGACCAGGGGGCGCACAGGACCCAGTACATTGCCCAGACGTTTGATGGAGTGAAGTTCAAGCTTGGGATGACGGGAACGTTCAACGCCAATACGCCCCTTGATGTCTATGGTCAGTTCATGGTTCTTGGTGGGGCTCATAGAAACGGCAAGTCTATTGCTGCGCGATTCTGGGAATCTAGGGGATTTAGGACGTGGCACCTGTTTCGCAAGTTCTTTGCCGTCCTGCAAGACATTTACGTCCAGGGCGGGAGGATTGTCAAGGATGGCCGAGTGGTTGGATTTCGCAAGCTCGATCAGCTTGCCGGTATGATTGCTCCCTATATTACGGTCATCAAGAAAGAAGACGTTCTAGACCTTCCTGACAAAGTGTTCGAGAAGCTTTATGTTGACCTGAACGAGGAAGAATCCAGGGCCTATGATGACCTCAAGCGCAAGATGATGACCATCTTGTCATCTGGCGAGATTGTGGCAGTTGATCAAAAGATAAGTCTGTATCAGAAGTTCCGGCAGCTCTGTGGCGGCTGGATTGCACCAGACATGGCGGTAACTAGCGTACCGTCAAAGCTCAAAGCATTAACCGATTACATGGAGGGAAGTAATGAGCAATTCGTCATCTTTGCTGTGTACACACACGAGATCGATCAGATCGTATCAGTCTTGGGAAGTGAAGCTAGACAATACGATGGACGTGTCCCAGTTGGAAACCGTCAAGCAATCGTTGACGACTTCAATTCAAAAAGAATTAGATACATTGTGGTACAACCTCTCGCGGGAGCCTTTGGGCTCAATCTACAAACTGAGTGCAACAATGTCGTATATTACTCAAGACCTAACAGCCCAGAAGTAATGGAGCAAAGCCAGGACCGAATCCACAGGATCGGACAGACAAAGACTTGTTTCTATCTTGACATTGTGGCCAAGGATAGGATTGATGAGAAGGTGATCGAGGCTCTCGATGCTCACCAGGACCTTTCAAAGCTGTTCAGTCAGATTTCTGCTAAGAACATGGCAGAATATGTTTGACATTAGTTTGTACAAGTGATAGTATTGAGACAAGGAGATTGATATGGAAAGCGTCATGGATATATTTGTGACGGAGCGCATTGAGTCTGGTGATCACATTTTTTGTTGTGGAAGCAACAAACACGGAGAATTTGTGAAGTTCATGAGTGGATACATGTTAATGAACTGCATTAACTTCGCATTCCCGGCCGTGCCCGTTGGTAAGGTTTATGTCCTAGATCCCGCAACGACAGTAAAAATTGGAAGGTGGAACTAACATGAAAGAAGAACTGGAAAAGCTGGTCAAATCGGCTGACTACCTGGGCCATGACTATGACGAGGATCGAGATGGTCACGCTACCATGACACTGATCGCCTCGCTTGGTACAAACTATCCTATTGCCATTTTGAAGGAAGCTGTCAAGTGCTATCAAACTCAGCTTGACGACATCATGAACCTGGACATTCCGAACATGCTTTTGGAAATCGGGATGGCCAGCGTGACAACTGATGACGGATTGAAGGTTGGTCTCAAGACTGAGTATAATGCACAGGTTCTTGACCCGGATAGTCTGTGTGACTGGATGGATTCTAATGGAGGGGGACATCTATGGAAAAATAGCTTGAAGTTCGATAAGGGAGAAGAGATCGAAACAGTTGTTTCACTGGCTGAGGAACTGGGGTTGTCGTTTGAGCAGAAAAATGAGATTCACCCGCAAACACTCAAGAAGTTCATCAAGGACTATGTTGACGGGGAAGGGTCTGTTTCCGACATCCCAGAGTCTGCGGCCAGGGTGTCTACGTTCACACACGCTGTTATTAAAAGGAGTTAAGTAATGAGTGATACTGCCGTTGCCATTGTTGGCGACAAGGATTTGGATTTTGCATTTGGATCTGTAGGTTTTGGAGAGTTCTGGACTCAGATGAGCTTCCCCTACCTTTCCATCATTGCCAAGACAAGTGACATGGCCGTAGAGGGGTCGCAAACCTACGTTGAAGGCGCTAAGCCTGGAATGTTCATCAATTCCAAGACCAAGCGCCTGTACGGGAAGACGATCCAGGTGGTCATTCTGGAGTACTGCACCCGCTTCAAGGAGTTCACCCGCAAGGCAAACGGTCAGAATGACCAGTTTGTCCGAGTTGTTCCGGCTGAAGAAATTGCCACCTATTCGGGTAACCAGCTCAAGGAGTACACCAAGAACTTCTTGCCCAATGGGAACAACTTGGTCGAAGTTAAGGACATGTACGTCTACCTTCCACAGTTCAAGGAAGACGGAGTCCTGGTGTTTGAGCACTCCAAGGGCTCGTTCCGACACGTTCGCTACTGGGGAACTGAGGTTGTTAAGACCGGTCTTCCTTACCCGGCTTGTATCTGGGAAGTGTCCACGGGACTTATCTCCAAGGCTGAGTACCCGTACTTCACCATTGGCACCGATGACGTTACCCTGGTGAAGAAGCTTGGAAAGATCACTGAGTTGATTCCTGATTCCGTTCATGAGGTCAAGGATCATTTCGATTTCGTCCAGGCCATTCGAGCCCAGGAAAAGACTGGCGGCATGAAGCTGGTAACCCCGGCGCATGAAACCGTGGAAGACGACTCGATTCCGTACTAAGGAGAAGTGAGATGAGCAAGAACTTGAATAAGTTTTTCAGGGACCGTCAGGTTGATAACACCTCCCTGGATAACAGGCTTCGCACAGTTCAGCGCGGAAGCTTGACCCGTATCGACTTTGACGATGACGAAGATGAAGACGGGGTAGAAGCCAAAGAACCAGAAGTCGTGGCTCTCCCCGAAGAAACCGAGGCTGAATCGACCGAGACGGTACAGGAAGAAGCGCCTGTAGAAGAGACTAAGGAATAAGATTCCATGACAAGTAGCCGTAATCCACTGCGGTTATGGACTTTACGCTGATTGATCGTGACAGTGTGGATACACGATCCGATTTGCACCCGTAAGGTGCTTTTTTAACTGGAGAAACAATGAACGATATATCCATAAGAAACAAACATGAACAAAAGTTCCAGGATAGACTGATTGCCGACATCAAAGCATTGAGAGGGTCTGCAATCCACCTGGAACCAATCGGTCACTCAGGGTTCCCGGACTTGCTGGTGACCTTTGGCGATAGGTATAGACTTGTCGAGCTGAAGTCCGTTGAGAATGCTCATAAGCAGAAGTTTCACACACTGTTTGAGGAAGGGCAGCTTAGCTGGCACCAGAAGTGGTATGATGACGGGAATGAGCCCGTGATTACTATGATTGAGGTCAGATCCACCGGCGAGACGATTTGGTTTGTAGCAGCTGGTAAGGCCTGCCTAATCTATTTTGATTGGACTCTGGCTATGGTAAGGGAATGTTCTGATGGATGTACGTCACCGAGACTTTTATGCCATAAGCTGAAGGGAGAGATCATTGACCACTCTTAAGCGTAGATCCACGTTCCTGAAGATCATTGAAGAGAACGTAGGAAAGCCATGTCCTTGTTGTCTGGAGATTCAGGAGTTTGAACGCCAGAACGCTGGAGGACTTCATGATACGCTCAAGATGTTCCAGAAGGTGTTTGGAGTGTCTGTGATCACTATGGATTCAGTGGTTGCCTTCCGTATCGTTCCGGTTCCTAAGGCCATCGAGAAGCGAGGTGAGGACTTCTTCTACAATCCTAAGAACTTGTTCCCGTCGTGCTGTCATGAGTGCCGGGAAGAATACCAGAAGCTGTGGCTCTACCATGCGGGAAGGGTAAGCTTCATTGAAGAATTGGTTTCCTCTGATACCGGAGGAAAGAAGATCAAAGTTATTGGAGGGAGAATTAGATGAGAAGATTTCGTATTGACCCTGTACACAGAACAAGAACCTACTGGGAGTTGTCAGAGTATGTGCATGGGTTTATTTTTGGATACTGGGAACGTGTTGGTGGATATTTTGACACCGAACAAGAGGCTAGGGATCGAGTAGAGGAATTGTTGAAAGAGAAAACAATCTATATCAATGGAGATGAAGAATGAAATGGTACACATTTCACAACGTTCCGTTGTTCTTGACTGAAGAGAGCGTCAAACTTCTTCGTCAGGTTGAGGCTTGTGAGCCTATGGATGGAATGTCGCAGCTCTTGAAACCGCGCGCCGAGACGATCACAGAATCTCAGATTCAGAGCTGGCTGGATACGGTAAAGAACGGTGAGATCAACATGAGCAAGCTCTTCGAGTACATGTAATGAGTGACCAGACGACGCCAACACTGAATAATTGGATTGCCTCTGCAAAGAAGAATAACGGAACTCTGCCCACACCGGGCCAGTTGGCTGGATGGGCGAAGGTTGGAATTGACGATGCGGTCAAGGCATTGGATATGTACAAAGATCCAGGAAAAGAGTACACGACAGACAAACATGTACAGGAAACTCCAAAATCTGTACATGTCAAGTCGCGAGTCACTGTAAGGAGAGTGGTTGACTTCATGTTGGACGGCGGGTCGCTCATCGTGGCCCTGGTTGTTGACATCGTGATGAACGTTGTGGGGTTCTCAATTCTAGCATTTGACGACTGGAGCCGGGTTGGATTCGTTGCCAGTGCGTTCGTGGTGGTCCTGTTCGCATTGCGGGCATGGATCAAAGGAAAGTGGCATGGCAAGGCCCTGTGGGCCATGTTTGCCCTAATTGCGGCATTCCTGGATATCAGCCTGTCGGTTGCAAGTTCTCACCAGCAAAGCATGGTTGTGGTGTATGATGCATCCAAAGACGATGTACTGATCAAATTAAAGGAGAAAGCTGATGAGGACCAAAAGTATCTTCAAGCCTTACGGGACAAACAAATTGAAAAGGGAGAGGGCTACAAGAGCCAAATTGACTTGGCCGTGGCTCAATCAAACGCCAGCACGGACAGCGTTAAGAGTTATCACCACGTCGAATCATTCGAGCGCGGATACCTACATTCAGCAGACATTTTTACAGCCATCCCAGACGCGGCACTATCGGGAAACGAAGGTAGGATCATTGGGATGGTATTCTTCGGGATCTTCTTCATCGCACTTCAGCTAACCATTGTCGCGTCTGCTACAAATGGCATGAAGAAGATTAAGGACGAATGATAGTGTTGGCAGAAATGGTGATAGTGATGGTATCAGCGCCAGCAGCTCCGGTTCCGCCAATGACAAATCCAAGGAACTCTGGCGGGCTGTTCACGGCGGCGCAAACCGCTGTTGAACCAGCAGTTCCACCAAGGATCGAAGGGGCCATAGTTGGAGGGAGGGTCCCAAACACCGCGCTTCCACCAACAACACTCGCCAGAGTATCGTTGCTGCCCGTTGGAGCGAATGTAACGGTAGCGGCCCCGTTGTAGGAGTAGGTTACAGAGAGATTTCTAGCATTTGATGGAAGGGCAAAAACGGGGTTGTTTGCAGTAAACTGGGTGTTGGTGAGAGACAGCTGAGCGCTCCACCCGTGACCTTGATCACCAGAAGTCCCAGTGTAATTGTATGAGTTCTGGACTCCAGAACCGCCAAGATCAGCACCTACGCCAACTGGCGCAAGGTAGTAAAGCTTATTTGCCATGGGTTAATCCCTCCAATATGTCCATATTACAGTGTAAGGAGTAATGCCTTGTATGTCAAGATCTTAATGCTTTTGATTCTAACAATTCCGGTCTGTGCCCAAGGGTACAAAATGAGTACTGAGGAGCGCCTAGCCATGGAGTATGTATATGGAAGATCCCTCACCGTAAGGATAGTAAGGGACGTTGTCATAACCATGGACACTCATGACGATAGGATGTCAGAGTATGACAGGGGAAACGGAAAGATCGAGATCGCTTCAAATCATATTACAACAGCAAGAACAAGCCTTGCCATCGTCCATGAATCGGCTCACTGGGTTCAGGACAAGGTCCTGCATCGTAAATACGGATGGGGTTTTGCACAACCACCAGAGAGATACACATTTGTTATCGCAAAGCTTAACAGCCAGCAAGGTCTAGAGGCTGAGGCGGAAATAGCCAGAACTCTAGGACTTTGGTATATTCAGTCTAAGGACTTTCTAATATATGTTCGTGGACCAGTAGTGTTTCTTACTGAATCTAAAAGGATTTTTGCCACTGACTGTTATGACAACAGAATGGCTCTTTGGGGCTACATGACTAGTTATCTGCATGTAGCCCCGCCATACAATTGGGATGACGGCCTATGATCTGCTTGTCATTAGGCTTGTCTGAATCTCGCTCCCGCTGAGGAAAACTGTAAGGAACACCGACCCAGATGATGGATGTCCGATAAAGCGTTCTGTTGAAAAGTCTGGAACGTAGCGACCCTTGATAAGTTGATTATGCAACATTCCGCCCTTGTAGCCAGCCGTGTAGAAAGCTTTGATGGTTTTCACATACGGCTGGTTTTTTTGGTCAATATAGATTCTCTCGATTCCAGGATCGATGGAGGATACGTGTTTATGCCCCATCCAGTAGATGTCTGCATCGTTGGAATACACGGCGCGATTGAAGTCAATCATGCCCTTGGTGACTGGGGAAGCTCCTCCGACGCCATGGTGATACCAGATCTTGAGGCGGCGAGTGCTTCGGTTGTCTCCGTGCTGGAAGTCCATAAGGATGTAGCCAGTATACCCCATGTGATGGATTGGTGGAAGTTTCTTGTCTCGCTTTTGGTTCATAAGCATAATAAGCCAAGCAACGGGGTCAATGGAGTGGTACTTCACCGTTGCCGATTCATGGTTACCAACCCCAATTCCATCGATGATGTTGATGTAAGGAGTCAAGAACTCAAGAGCGTTCTCAACCACTTCATTAATCACAGCCTGACCCTCTGACAGGTCGTTTGCCTTGACGTAACGCTTCATGTCACCCGGAAGGATAAGGTCAAATACATCTCCATCAACATAGACCCTGCATCCGGTGGCAAGAGCTTCGTCAAGATCCTGCTTGAGCTTCTTTCTGTTGTGGTCAGCGGCCTCAAGGTGCCAGTCTGACATGAAACAGAAGCGAAAATCCTTGCTCTTTGAATAGTCAAAGTCCTGGATAAGAATCTGCATGAGTACTCCTTTCTACTTTTTGAAGATAAAGACAGCCTCAATGACTGCTATGGTAATGGCCACAATCGATGTTGGCAACAGGATGTTATTTATCAGGCCAGTAAAGGATAATGAGTCGCTTAATTTTGTCAATTGTTGCCCCTGCTCCAATAAGGATTGACCTTGCTTGGTTATTGTTATCAAGGAGTCGTTGTTGAGCTTCGTTAAGCTGTCGATTTGACTCTGTAAGTCGTCCAAGCTCGACAGCGCTTGCTGCTTTGGAGTCTGTGTAAGCACTCCAGAAGACGAATCCAAGGATTGCGCCTGACAGGACAGCGCCAGCAAGGCCAGAATAAACGTAAAGACGAATCTTTTTCCACACATCGTATCTCCTTTTAGGTCTTTGTGATCGCCTGGGTAATGAATACCGAGGTTGCACCGGCAAGCCATGATGCCGTAAGTTGAAAGTTATCTGGGTGAAGGAAGCTCATTGCACATGCCATAAGGCAGCAAAACACTCCAAATGCGCGTTTAGATGAAATATCGCCTCTGGGGCCGCGAAACAGGCTCATGATAGCTCCACGTGATTAGGGTCCCATCCGACACCGTATTTGTTTAGAGGCTTGAATCTCACGCCGCTTGTTAGCCCAACGGACTCAACGATGGAAGCATACGCAAGCCATCTGGCGGCACCGTCCTCAGTGTTTGGATCTGGCCAGTATGGGTTTCCTTTGGCATTGGCAAAGGTCTGGTCGAATGCGTTTCCGCTTTGATGATAGGACTTTTTAATGTACCCGTCGCATTTGCTTTTACCGGACCTGAATGCTGCGTTCTGTTCTTCCGCAGTTCTCAGGGTTGAGGTGACAACAACAGGAACTCCGGCTTCATCGAAAAGCTTCTTCTGTGCCCAGTATTTTTCTTGACACGCTGGGCTAAGGTCTTCGATTCTGTTGCTCATTTCCATTTTCCTATTGCAAACCATCCACAATTGCTGCTGGAAAACCCCGACGTTGAGGACCCTAATATAAGATATGTCTTAAGAATCGTAAATTGCTGAACATTTCCAACGGCAATGTCAACAGAAAACATAAACGATGAATTGAGGGCGCTTATTGTTGCGAACACTTTATAGGACGTGTCTATGAAGCTGATTGGAAGAGTGATATTAACGGCTCCACTAGCTCCAGAAGTGTCTTCCCCATACTGAATCATCGTCCCGTCGCTGAACTGAAGGGCCGTGCCGTTGGAATTGGTGGTTGTCTTAAAGATGCTTCCAGATGACGATGTTGGAAACGCTCCAAGAAGGCTTCCATTCCCCGGGTTCTGATTCAGGACCGTATTTAATGAAGCCGTTAATGACGAGAAAGCCTTCCTGACTTCTGTCATAATATCCGAGGTCTTGGCATCCTCCGACCACGTTGGGACGGGGGTTTCTATGTTGGCCATTAGATTGCCCTCGTTTTCAACTGCCTATCCTGCGACTCAAGTATGATGACTCTACCGTTCAAATCTTCCACCTTTTTCTCGGTTGTGTCAACCCTTCCCAAGATTTGCTCTGTGAGAAGGGTGTTCTTTTTAAGCTCCCATAGGATCATGAAGATGCCCACTAAAATAGACCCGGAGAGAGTAAGGACCGCGCAGATGGCAAGAATTGTGGACGGATCTAGTTTCATGGGTTATCTCCTTATTTTGGCGTTCCTCCAGGTTTTCCGCCGTGAGGCGTAGAGCCTGGAGTTACTGAGGGGGGCGACATGCCAGATTGACCGGACGGGGCGTTACCGGCAAGCTTCTTCCCTGAGTACATAGACTGTGCCATGTTGGCAATCTGAGGATCAAAGATTCCTTGCTTGAATGGAGCCTTGGGAATCTTGAAACTTGTGTCTACAGGAGTTGGTTGTGGTTCTGGCTGGACTAGGTTCTGAATGACATCGCTCATATTAGAACCACGTCCCGCCAGCTTGCCAGTGAATGTTTCCGGTTGCTCCAGTAACTGTTGCGGTGGGCTTCAGTGACATTGCTGTAGCTGAAACAGCCGTCAGGCCGCATCCGCTAGGGGTGGATGAGACAACGCTTGCCGTAACCGATGGCGCGGCGGCAAATGGAACCGGAAAGGTAACGTCGATGGTGGCCGAAGAAGTAAAAAGACCTCCGGTTGCAGTGCTCATAGTTGTGGAGGGCGCAACCCCATACATGAGCATTCCTCCGTTAGAAAACAGGAAGTATGCCGGATTGGTGTAAGGGCTTGCCTGATAGATCGTTGGTTCGTTGGTCGGTAATCCTGTGGGGGGTGGATTTGCCATGATAAATCTCCTTATAAACTTCTAATTTATTGAGGCAACGCCTCAAGAATCGTACCCTGATCAAGTCCAAGCTGATGCACTTGAGATGCGTCAATCTTGGTGCTATTCTGAATGAGCTTTGCCAGCCAAATACGCTTTTGTTCAATGGGGCCAGAGTTCCACTGAATGTCATCAAGCTGTCTGATCGCTTGCTTGATGTCTGCCCCGCTGTTGTTCTGAGCCATAATCATAGCAAGCTGACCGCGTGTTGAGGCATACCCAGGGTTTAGAACAGAAGCTCCAAAAGCGCCTACAAGGGGATTGGTCTGAAGAACGGAATCAACATTCAGTCCACGCAGTTGCTGGACCGTCTTGTATGATGTCACAAAGTTCTTTCTCTGGGATTCGTCAGGGAAGATGAGATTAGCCATGACTTCCGGGTTAAAACCCTGAGACGAGGCCATAACCTCGTTCAGAAAGGCGTTCTGATCAATCCCATTCTGGGACAGAAATCCGCCATTGGTACGATCTAGCTGATCATATAATTGACTAACCCTTGCTTGAACAACCTTGCCATATTGGCCCATCTGTGAAAGCATTTGCTGGGCCTGTGGCTGCTGAGGTTCCATCTGTTGCTGTTGACCCATAGAAGCGCCTTGGGGCGCTCCTTGCTGTGGCAGACCCTGAGTCTGTGGTTGCTGAGATGGCGGCGGGGCTGGCGGGGCTCCCGCTCCCGCCATTGCGCCGCCCATGGCTACTCCTGGGATTGCGGCAGCATTGACGGGAACGTTGGGGATCTGGACCTGTGGAATATTATACGGGTCTGGCATCTGACCGCCACGGGCAAAGTTGCGAATGGCTTCAATCTTCTGCCCAAGCGGTGTTTCTGCGGCACCGGTTTCCGTGCCTCCACCAAGGGCTTGATTCATCCGAAGTCCGGCTCTTCCTCCAAGCTTATTGACAAGGTTAGAAAGTCCTCGGTTCGCCATTCCTCCGATTAGGGCTCCAGCCGCCATTCCTGGAACATTTGAGATGTCGCCCTGAGATCCTACAGCTCCACCGACGAGAGCTCCTGGAGCGGCCCCCATTAGATTCTGCATGGCAAGACTCATGCCGGTTTGAGACCCGGGCAGCGCGGCGGGGCTCATGGTTGTAGCTTCGATCCGCTTGGTCGCCCGGTAGATCGCATTGTCGTGATAGAACTTGTTCACGTCCTCAATGCTATGCATCCCTGGAGGAAACTGAATTGGATGTTCGCCCTTAACCGCTTCCTTCATGGCCAAATCTTCAAGCTTTGTATGTGCAAGGTCTGCAATCATGCTTGAGGTCTGAACGTCTGGGGCCTGACCGAAGCGGAACTGGTTTGCATCATTTGCCGTGGCATTGAACAGATTCTTGGCAAAGTTTGGGTCTGCTTCATTGTGAGCGTTTGAATAAATGCTTCCAACTTGAGCCGGGTCAGCCAATTTGTTCGCATACTCATCCAGGGCCTCGTCGGCGTTAGGGTGAAGCCTTGAGAAAGAGGCCCAGTTTGGGTCTGACTTCACCCAATCCTGGAACTTGGTGCTACCAATTGCAGGAAGTGGTGTATTTGTCTCATTAAGAACTTTTGAGGTATTATTGTAGAACTGTTTAACCTGATCGTGAAGGTCGTCAAGGTCGGAAAGGTTACCGATCTTGTGCTCGGCGATAGAGTTTGCTTGATTCTGGATCGCCTGTTCTGCGGAATGAGCCTTTCCGACACTGCCCTTCTCCCAGTTTGGTCCTTCGTTGATGAACTGACGAACGGCGCGGGTTGTGGTTCCAAGGGTCCCGCCAACGGCTTGGTCGGCAGAAGTTTCCTTGAGTCTTTGAGCAAGGTGTTCCGGTGCCATTCCGCCCTGTCCGGTCTGAGGGTCGCCAAAGATTCCTTTAAGGGCCTTGCTGCCAGCTCCGAGAGCGCCGCCGATTCCTCCGCCTAAGGCAGAGGAAATGCCAACGTCCTTGACTCCGGTTAGGGCGGCTTGACCGGGATCTTGACCCTCTTCAACTGCATTAGAACCGCCAATAACAGCTCTTGGAACGGCCTGTTCAGCGGCTTGCCCTGCCCCTCGGAGAACATTGGTTCCGAGATTTGTCTTGCCACCACCGGCCAGAAACTTGCTAAGCTCCGAAAGCTTCTCTCCGGCCCCTGTAGCTCCAATAGCCTTTGCGGCTCCGCCAACTCCTTTGGCAATGGCTCCTCCAGGGATAAACATTGATCCAACAAGTCCCACTCCTGAACCAATATCAGATGGCCTGAGACCGAATATTCCGGTAGGATCATTGTTCCGGTTAATATCCTTGTTCCAAGATCCTTGACCAAAGATAGAGTTTGTAAGGTATTCTGGCAATCCAAGCAAGAGAGTGTTCCCGGCAGAAGATACGCCTGTTCCAATCTGGCCAAGGATGTCCGGTTTTGGAGTGTTTGGATCTGACATCAGAACATTCCAAGGATGGTGTTAGTAAGCTGTCGCTGTTGAGCGGCTTCCATATTTGGATCGATCTTTGTGTTGGCAACGCCACCCGGCTGGAGAGCGCTGCCAACAATGCTCTTAACATCTGGCTGTCCATTTGGAAGTCTCATTGCTTGAACCGAACCCGGGGGATACCCAACTCCAGAGCCTCCACTGCCCATACCCATACCTCCAAGAAGTTGTTTGATGTAACCAAACTTGTTCCCCATCATTTCTCGATTCTTTTCCACCTCGGTGGCAGCGTTGAACGGTGTCATTTGCTGATTCTTGGCAATATCAACGCCAGCAGAGAAGGGTTGCATAGTCTGCTCATATCCCTGCCTGTTGCCAGATGGGCCGTATGTTCCAATGAGTTGTTGTTCGTTGATACCATAGTCCCTGGCAATGTTTCTAAGGTTCTGGATCTGCTCGTTCTGGATCTGGTTTTTCTGGAGTTCCTTAGCATAATCCTGCTTTTGCTGCATGTAAAATGCGTTCTGGTCACCAGTTCCGCCAGCGGCTGACAAGCCGCGAGACAGTCCGCCAAACAACTTTCCTCCAACATTTCCAGCGGCCCCGAGAAGTCCACCAAGCCAATCACCGATTCCATCCATATCGGATCTCTGCTTTGGGGCCGCCTCCTCGGACTGAATGACGCCCTTAGTTTCTGGTTCATTGGTAGCAAATGCTGCGGGATTAAAAGTTCCGTGAGTGGTTGGGTTTGTTGCTAGAGCGGCAGGGGCGCTTGCGCCAGACTTATCCGATTTTGGGGTCGGGGCCGGAGTTGACTCGGGCTGTGGGTCTGCGGCAATAAGGCCGGAGGTCCCATGTCTGGTAATTGCATCCTTCAATGCATCAACGTTCTCCTGGCTAACCCTTGCATGTCCACTTCCAGGAGCAATAACCTGCGGCTTCTTCGGATATGAAGATGTTGGACTTTGAGTCTGTAAAACCTTATCCAGTGGCGTTGGATAACTGGATGTTGGGCTTACGGTTTGATCAAGAGTTTCTGTATTCTGGGGAAATCCAGCCTCGTTGTATCTAATTTTAGCCATTTCGTGTCTCCTTACAATAGTCCGCCAGTGATCCCGCCGAGAAGGTTGTTCTGGTTCTGCTTCTGATTTGTGGCGTTTTGCTGCTGGACAGCGCCATTACCTGCGATGGTGTTGTTAGCAGTGTTTTGAGCGTTGAGTCCGGTGTTTTGCTGATTAATTCCTTGCTGGGACTGACCCTGGGCAGAGGTCTGCTGCTGGTTCATGAGGTTGTTCTGTGCATTCTGAGTATTCTCTGTGAAAGAGTTTGCGGCTTGAGCCCCGCCGGAGAGTGCGGCTTGACCAGCGTTTAGACCGCTACCCCTGGCAGAATTAACCGCGCTGTTTGTAGCCATTCCAGCATTTGCGGCTCCAGTGTTCTGAGCAGTTCCAAGGGTTGAGTTATAGGCGGAAGTAGGATCGTCAAGCCACTTATTCCAAAAATCTGAAGCAGATTTTGTGCTGGAAGTTCCTTGGTCATAAGTTCCCTGGGCGTTAGTAATAATGCCATATGCATTATTCTTCGCCTCGTCCTGAGTAGAGTTAGCCCTACTTTGCGCATCTCTGGATGTCTTCCCGGTTACGTCGTTCCAAACGCCTCCAACAGCATCTCCGATATCGCTTACTATACTTCCCATGATTTCCCCCTATAAGGGTTTTGATAACCCGACATAATCTCTCGAACAAGTGCCGGGTCAACTTCATCCTTGCCTGAGAGGAAGAAGTCTTCGCCCAACACTTCGCGGACTCTGATAGAAAAATCCAGACGCTCTTTAACCGAAAGAAATGGACATCTGGACTGGACCCAGAAAATGAATCTATTTCCGTCTTCAAGCATCTTGTCCCATCCGTCAGCAACGTCGATGATTTCAGGATGGTCATCGAGCCAGTCGATTCCTTCTTGGCAGGGAGATTTGTGTTTGATAAAGTCTCTGGCGTTAACCAATCTATTGACTCCTTGCGGCACTTGGAAGCGCCTGATTCTCATCGGCCCAATGATACTGAAGATCGTAGATCCTCATATCTGTCGAGCACTGAAACTGCACGGACGCCGCCAAGAATCTTTGCTTCCATGGCTGGGTCCTAAGAACAGGAATAAACCCGCCACCAAGAAACATTGTTGGTGTCAATTTGAAGGTCTGAACATAGGGCTGTTGGTGCAGCCCGTCCTGATCGTACCCTCTAACCGTTACCACAACATTTGTTGCGCTCTTGTCCTCATTATAGATGGAAAATGTGATCGCTGACAAGACCATGCGCCTATTTTGATCAGGGCCAATGTAACTGGTTTGGTAATTGAATGGGTATACCGTTTCCGTGGTAGAAATGCCGTTTGAGGTAGTTGTTCCAAGTGCTCCGGTGTTGTAATAGGCATACCTCCACCAGTTCACAGAGTTTCCAAAAACGTTTCCATTAATCGTGTCGTAGATCCTCATGTTGGATTCACTGCCATCTGGAATCATGAGACTTGATCTTGGAATGGCAGACCACACACCGTCAACATACTGAACGATGAACGTAGATGTGATAATCGTCAATGTGTTGTTGAACGCATTGAAGCTCCCGTTCTGGATAGCCCCCATCCCGTCGAGTCTCTTGAACTTCGATAGGGAATATCCGCCGTCAAACGCCCAGATAGAATTATCGAATTGGGAGTAGAAGAATGCATACTGGAAGCTGGTAGTTAGATAGATTAGTCCGTCACCCCTGCATAGTGAAGTAATGGGAACGCTAACGCCGCCATTATTCACTACAAGCTTGAAAATGCTCTTGCCATCGAAGATGTATGGCTGACTAAAGAGAACAAATCCAATCGAGTTTATCTGCAACTCATTCCCAATGATATACCCATCCCACTCTGATGTTAAGGTCGTTCCTTGATATCCAGATGTAATATATGTCTTTTGGAATGCCTGAGAAGTTGCAAGGGAGTTGGTCCCAAGGGTGTATCCCTGATATCTGGTCCCAACTGGAATTGGAACCAGAGATGTGTTCGAGATATATGTAGCAACGGCATACTGATTGTATATCTTGTCTGAAGGGCCGGTTGTCAATGTAACGGATGATTTAAGTGGATTATTATATTGGCTTGAGCCCCAAACTGTAAGGAGATTGTTTGCGCTTACACCGGTCCCCATATATCCGCAAACACTATACTCAGTATTAGAAGAATCATGAGCTGGGTGAAGAAAGCTTCCAACTGGTGCCATTGCCCCTATAGCTGTAGATCCATCGTATGAGAAAAACGAACCGCCTAGATCAATGCTGTTGGCCGAGGCAGAGGATCCGGCAATCCACTGTATGTTCATTGAATACCAAGCAGATGATCCAAAACCTGTAAATGAACCGTTTGGAAACACGTATCCACCGGAATGATAGTCGTTTGATCCAAGAGTTAACTTTTTTTGGGATACATTCAAGACACTCATTCCTGATATTGTATTAATCTTATACAGGTTAGAGGTTATCTTCTGAATTGGACGGATTGGACTTGTAGAAATTGATGCAAAATAATAAATACCAGCATATCTCCACATGATTGTAGACCAGTCTGGGTTGAGTTGCGGTCCAAATGATATATCAATTTCCCCAAAGGTTGATATAGGGACTCCCATTGTAGCCTCTGGAAGCTGGTTTCCACCATAAGAATAGCCACTGGTTATTGAATATGGACAACCAACTGATAAAAATTGAGGTGTTGCAGTTGCGGCTGTTCCGGCGCACATATTAAGCCTGAACTCAAAAGGGTTTTTGCTTCCATAGTCACTCTCAGAAGACCAGGACAGCCTTCCGTATCCCTGTATCTGATTCGATACCCCGCCGGATCTTCCAAAGAACATTCCAGAACTCTCGGAGGTTCCTATACCACTATTAGGGTCCGCATAATGAGTCCAATAAGTTGACATTGCTGTGCCGTTGACAAGTGTCGCGTCAACATAAGCATAAGAAGAACATGGCTGCTTAGTTGATAAGTTTGGAGACGCTATAGTAGTGTTTGAGCTTGGCGCTGAAGTGTACGTGGACGTGAATGTCTGATAACCAAAAGACATGCAAAATTGATTGCTTGCCGTTCCTGTGACAGAGTTTCCTGTGGCAATAATCCTATTATACCCATTCTTACACTGCATGTGGGCATAGTTTAGTGTATAATAATTTTTTGTAGTTCCACCAGATATGACCATTACAGAGGATTGAGATGCTGAAATATTACCAGGAGTTACCATGAAATAGTCATTAAGATTCCACATTTTAAATGCCAGTACTGACACTCCGTTTCTGAAGTTATTTGTACCACCGGTTATCTGAGCAACTCCAGCAGTTGAATAGATGTTTGTAACGTTTGTTGATGCGCAAATATATTGAGGAGACGCCCATGTGAATGACCTTCCAAGACATTGCCTAACAAGACAAACTGGCGCTCCATTAGAAGTTCCTGCGGCAAGTGTATATGTTACAGTGTTAACTACCGCTCCTGTGGAAATAGAGACTTCATCTATCGTAATGATAAGTGGTTTGTTTACAACATTCTGAATAATCTTAAGCCCTATGGGGTTGCCATCAGACATAATCATGTCATCGTATGACCCTACAGAATAAACAGACTCTATTCCATGCGCCGGGATGTTGTCAATTAACTTTCCATCCAGGTATACTGCGTTCTTTGGAGCTCCAGCAACTGAATCGCTACCATTGGGACGAAGCTCGATCAAGTTTCCGCCTTCGGTTAAATAACTGTATGCAGGACTGTTTGAATTGTTTTGAACAATCTGATGCTGGGTCGCAACGCCGCCTTCAAAGTTGTAGCCCGTATTGCTGATAAGCTGGGAGTTGACAATAGAATCTCCATTCGCGTCTTTCTCGAATCCGAAAACATTCTCGGCAACTGGATCTAGATTGATATTGGCCTTAAGTGGAATCTTGGTGACGGTTGAGGTGTTGTTCATTAGTAATCAATCCCCAACATTCCACCTGGAGAACCGTTGGATCTATTGTTGCTGATTCTTTCAGGATAGTAGTCATCTCGCCGAGATTGGTCAAGGAACCGCTGATACAGCCTATCGTATCTCTCTTTGATGATTGTTCCCCCGTTTGCATCGGACTGCTTGCGTTTGATGTCCATGGCAATCTGGTAGCTCATCAGCTCATATGCTAGATTATTTGGATAGTTTAGTACAAGGTCTGGGATCGTGCTGTACACATACAGCTGTTGGGACTCAAGACTGAATACGGGAATGTAGTTCTGAGACGGGTCGTTGATAAGTGCAACGTCAGAAGCGATGAGTTCTGTTGAATATAGAACTGGTGTTGCGATTGTAGTATAATCTAACGTGAGTCTGTAGAGAGAGCTAGAAATAACAACATAGAGATACGATCCGCTGGCCGTGGCTGCCGTAACCGTTCCAATGGACGCAAAGCTGACATTGTTCACAAACAAGTGATTGACCGAGTCTACCCAGTACGGAACTGAGTTTACAAATCCGTAATACTTGATGCTTGCCGGGGGCGTAAATGGTGAGGTTACTGCGACTCCCGTGATTGAGGCAGGAGTTGCTGGAACCGCAGCGGATTTTGTGACGGTGCTGTCAACAAAGTATATCGTGTTCGAATAAACTTCCATAAACGTGACGGTTCCACTGACGGTCATCTGAACCGGAGTCATTAAGGCGGGAGCTGCCGGATTAAAAATGGAACCATAGATATTTCCAGCCTGAATCCAGTAGAAGACTCCCTTGTAGTAAATTGGGTTGGACAGAACGGCTGCCGATGTCAGAATTGGAGTAACTACCCCTGTTGAGTTGGAGATGAAATTGATCCCGGTTCCTTGCTGAATCACGGCAAGACTGTTGTAAGATCCTGGGGCCGGATTGACATCCTGATTAAACGGAGATGGCAGCGGACCTGGAATGTAGCAGAGGGCTGAGATGTTGTTCTGCTGGAAGTCGGTGAGCCCGCTTTGGAAGATCTGGGTCTGGTTTGGAAAATACAGGATGGGCGGGATCGGGTAATAGGCAATCCTGACCTGGAATGTTGCCGAGTTCCACAGACCTCCGATGATCCAAAGCTGGTTGCCCTGGAACCTGTAAAGGGGGGTTGATGGGTTCGAGGCTCTGTTGTCCTTTGAGAAAAGCTGCATCCGCTGCCAGCTTCCGTTATAGTTGTAGTCCAAGAACGCCAGCTTGTAGTAGTCATTTGGAAGGGTGACTAGATATTCATTGGTATTCAGTGGGGCGTTGGATGGATTTGCGCCAACGGACAAAATGGAGAGTGTGACAAAGTAATCTGTTGAGCTGTCGGTGAGGGTTTCATAAAGGTCTTTCCACGATTCATTCAAAGAGCTAACCAGATCGTCATAAGTGGGGAAGTTTGCTCCAACAACGTCAGCCAAGCCTTTAGCATGGTTAACGATTGAGTTGCAGGAGGCTGATAACTGATTGACGATGGCCATTGGTTAGCTCCTTGAAAAAATGCTCCGAAGACTGTCGGAGCAAGCAGTTCTTACTTATTAATAGAGACGGATACAAACATAGTGAGCGGGGTTGTGAACAGCAAGGTTTCCAAACAGGCTGATGATCACCTGGGCTCCCGGCCCCTCGGAAAGGGTTGGGGCGGGTTGAACGGTCAGGAAGTCGTCAATCACAAGACGGGTCACAAGATCGGGGCCTTCGCCCATCTGGGTAACGTCGGGAGTGCCGGGTTCGTTTCCGGGAACTCCGTCAGAGGTGATGCGTTCAACGTTGCTCAGGGCGGCAAACTCAGTGGAACTTTCATCGGCAATCCAGCAGATACCCTGGGGGATATAGGGGCTGTCAAGCACCCGGTCAAGCCAAGTGGTCATGAACTGGAAGTTGATGTCAGACAATCCCTTCTGGACAGAGGTCTTGCTTTTCGAGTTCTCAATGTTCTGGAAGTAGGTGGTCTTGTTGGTGGACACGCCGCCAAGCTCATTCATGATGAACTTCAGGTCAACGTCGTTGAGAAGAATCACAAGATCCTTATTCCGGGCACCGTTGCGACGGGAAAGGCGAGTTCCTTCAAGAATGGCGTCAGAGAGGTTCACGCCGGAAGTGTTGAAGAAATACGCGCCAGCAAGACGGTCGGGGGCGGGAGCTCTGACCAGGGAGCAGAAGGCCGCGTTGAGGTAAGTGGTCCAAGCGGTCTGCATGTTGAGCGCTCCGGTACCGTTGGGGTTCCAGGTGCCAAGAACGGCGCGGTTGCCAAGCCAGGGATTCCACTGAGCAAGGCCGAAGGGGAAGCTGGGTCCATTGGAGTCAAAAGCGCCAACCAGAACCATCCAGCTACCAGCCTGGATTGCAAAGCTGATGGTAGCAATGTTGACCGGGGTGGCGGGGCTGTAAGGGGTGGCAGAGGCGGGACCGACGGAGACAAAAGTAACCTGAGTGCCGTTGATGCCAACTACGTTGAAGTAGTAGGAAGCGTTAGCGCCAAGTCCGTCAGCCGGAGTCCCGGTGGTGGTGGGAAGGGTGAACTGAACCACGGAGCCGATATCGATACCGATGATATCTGAGTACTTCTCGAACTGGAACACAAAGGCGTTGAAAGAGCCAGAGCCGAAGGTAACGAGGCCCGTTGTAGCGCCGATGGTGATACCAGTGTTGGTGGTCAGGGTGTTGGAAGCCCAGGTTCCAAGCTGGATAAATCCAGCGTAGGGGCCGCTTCCGCTGCCGGTAGGGGTGCCAACGCCAGCAGTTACCGCGCCGATGTTGGTCGACACGGTGGCATAGGCGCTGTTGGTCAAGGTAGCGTTGTTTGTGGTATTGGCCAGTCCGTAGCCATACATACCGCCAGCAATAGCCTGTTCACCGTAGCCGTAGCCGTAGATGGCTTTGGCAAAGGTCTTGCGAAGAGCTTCGGTTCCAGCGAAGAACTTGTTCTCGAGGGCCTTGATGTAAGCGCCTTTGAAGTTCTGGGTAGACAGAAGCTCAAGATTGGTGATGTTGAACACGCTGAAGATGCGGCCCGGGGGCACGATCCACTCGGCGTTCCTAGACTGGGACTGGTTGTTGGCGATGGTAGCCGCGATAGCCGCGCTGCCAGAGACGTTACCGCCACGGCCATACATAGCCGCAAAACGATACGCCTGTCCGCCAATCCTGGTCTTTTGCATCAACTCTGCAAAGGGGTCGTTTCTGACAAGCAAGTTCTCAAACTTCCTGTCGGTATACCAGTATTTGGCGAAGTTAATCACCTGCTGGTCTGCACTAATCCATTGGGCCATAATAGTACCTCCTATCTGCCCTATTTATGAGCTTTAGGAGCCGATGAAGACCCCTTCTTAGCATTCTTGAAGAACTCGGCACTGCCAACGACAGGCTCTTTCTCAACTACTTTCTTAACCTCTTTCGAGGCTTTTTCGACACCTTTTGCAACAGCCCTGGGTTCTCCCTCGGCTTTTACCTCAACGGAAGCTGCTGGCTTCTCGTTCGGAACGGTCCCAGATCCAACGTCAGACCCTGCGGCGGCTGGAGATAACATATCTCCAAGAGAGGCTCTCATAGATTCATGGGTCTTGGTCAGGTGGTTGTGAACGTGACCCATGAACTCATCTTCCTTGTCGGGGCCGACATTCATTTCCTGCATCTTCGAGTGCAAGGCTGGCCAAAAATCATCAGGGCCTTCTTTTCCGCCTAGGTGCTTGTGGGCCTCGCCAAGCTTGCTGATCAATTCGCCCAGTTTGCCTTCATGACGGGATCGCAAACCGGAGACTTGATGTTTGGTGTACCCATCTTTCAGTTCTTTAAAGTGGCCTTCGTGACGGGAGATGTGACCGTCATGTTCATTGAGTTTCTGGGCCATTTGCTCCAAAATAGGTGAAAGCTCTGCGGTGAAACGGTCAAGATGGGCCTGAATCTCACTGGCGTCCTGTCTGGCGTCGGGATGGGCCTTAGTATCTCTGTCTTCTTCCATACTAAGCTCCTTGTGGCGGGGGACCGCCTGATTTCTGTTGACCGGCAACGCCGGGTGGTGGCTGGTTTGGCTGTCCTGGTTGCGGGGGTGGTGCGGTTGGCGGTGGTGGCTGAAGAGCGGTAAAGTTAGACTGGAGAACGTCAAGGAAGGTAGACAGGTTATCCAAAACCTCATCATCCTCACCGGCTGCAGCACATTGCAGCAGTTCGCTTACGGCTAGCTGAAACAGGTCGGATAGGTCGGTTACCTGATAGAAATCGCTCTTTCCATCTTTGACAACGCGCTCAATGATCCACCTATTGTAGTCCTGTGCCGAGGTGAGAACGCTATAGGCGTCCTCAAGGTCTGGCATTTCAAGGTACTGGGTGGCCATTCCGACCGACATTAGCCCGCCTTGAACTAGTTGCTGGATCTGGTCCTGCTTTGTCTTTGGATCCCTGGAAAGGGATGAGGTTGCCGAAATATCAATCGTGAGAAGCTCAAGCTGTTTCTTAACTTCTCCCATGGTGACTTTCTTTTTGCCTTTAGAGGGAAGTTCAAAGGTCTCGGAAAAGCATTTGATGGCCTTTCTAGCCAAATCACACTGCATCCTGAGGTAATTGATCAAAATAACGTTCTGACGGTTTGAGAAGATGTTGTTGAGTGTGTCAATGGCGTACCCGGATTGAACGCTCTGGGGTCTTTCTCCAAGGGCTTGCATATCGGAAACTCCTGGCTGCTTGAACACCTGATCGATGAAGAAGTTGAGGAGCTGGAGGTAGGATGGGTCAATCGGTGCCGGGGTGACGATAGAAATCGGAGGAGCTCCCTGGATGGGAGAGTATTCATAGACATACCCAATGTCGCTCTTGATCATTGAAGGCTTAATCGTGTTTCCGCCGGTGGACTTAGGGACAAGAACAAAGTTGGCCGGAGTAAGGGCTACAGCGCCACCGATTTTACGGCAGATGTCGTTGATCTGGAGCTGAATGGTATAAACGTCGTCCACAAGGGAAGTGGAAAACCCGCCTTTAAGGGGGCGGTTGAAGTAGATTTCTGAGACGTTTGGCTCATCGAAGTTGATCTTGGTCTTCTTGATTTCGTACTGATCCATGAACTCGGAACGATACCCTTCCTCAAGATCGTACGCAACTCGGTAAGTACATGTGTCAAACATGTTCTTTTCATACCGTTGTTTAAACCGTTTCTTGAATCCTGTAGGGTCTCCGTCTTCTTTTAGCCTGTTTGCCAGGGCGCAGATCGGGTAGTGGTCAAGTCTGATGTGATAGTGCTTCATCTGTCCATACTGGTACTCGGAATGGGAGTAGAAGAACTCCCATGGCCGGAGTTTCATAAAGCAGTTGTCAATGTCGTTTACCCACCAGTATCCAGCCTCGAAGATGGCGGCATAGCGCAAAACCTCAGGAGACTCGGTATAGACGTTCTCCTTATCAAACAGGGCGTCCATATAGCGCTGAACGTCCCTTGCGGCCTTTCTGGTGTCAAACTTGCCGTTGACTGGGTTAAAGAAGGGGCGGGTCTTGAGCTGGCTCATTGTTGAGCAGATCGTGTTTACAGCAGACTTGGTGGCGTTAATGATTGGCGGCGGACGGTCAATGTTGTCATCCACAGAGTAGTAGAAGCCAAGCGGCTGGGAAACTGGATTGCGAATGTCCTCACCCTTGAACGAATCGTAGAACTGGCGGTAGTTTCTGCGGTATTTGGCGTCCCTGGCCGAAAGCTGAGACTCTAGGAAGAGGATTCCTTTGAACCATGACTCCGTATTCATTAGAAGCTGTCCTTGAAGGACAGGCCAACTCCATTGCTGGAGGTTTCGGTCAAGCTTCCTGTGAGTGTTCTGGTTACACGGAAAATGGTGCCGTTGGGGTAAGCAATTTCAAGAGAAAGTCCGGTTTCACAGTCACGGATCATCTCTTTTACAAGGTCTTCAGTGATTCCTTGGGCAATGATAGAATCTCTATCTCGACGCTTTTTCAGGTCGTCAAGATAGAGTTTTTCGAGATTTTGTACATTTTTAAGCGTTGACCATAATCCCATATCTCCACTATCTCAAAAAAGTGAGATATTTGTCAAGCCTATATATTAGAAAACTTATGTTCTTGGTCTATAGGGCCATGGTCCGCTGCGGGCAGCATAAATCACTGCTGGAAGCATGTCTGCGTGATAGGTATCATCATCAAGCTCCCGGGTCAGTCTGTCATTGTCGTCCCTTAGAAAGACGGTTTTCAGGCCCTCATCCTCAAGTGGAGACATTCCATCTTTTACTTTGGGGATCTTAAGTAAATTACGTCTGACATCATCCTGGGCCATGTCTACACCGGCTTGTTTGTCGTGCTTCATGGCGGAATAGATGTTGAGGCCAGTAGATAGGGAAAGGTCGTGGGAGGCTCGTCCGTCAGAGCTGTCGGCGAAGATGTAGATATCCTCCATGACAGACTGCGGGATCCCGCTGAACATTGGATCGGTCTTTACGAACTCGATACCAGCTTCGATACCAGCTCTAAGCGTTTCAAGACCCTCTCTGGATGCTTTGTACTGATACACGACAAAGATCTCCGGTTTTGACTCGCTGTAGCACAGGATAACAAAAGCGTCCGAGTCGGAATACCCGTAGTCAAGGCCTCCCACAAAGCGTATGTCGGTACGTGGTTGAGTATTGACCCATTTCGTGAAATCTTCAGGATCATAGTAGTTTTCCTCCTTGAAACGTAAAACCAGGGCATCATCGTCATAGGCAATCTTGCCCATATACTCACGAAGGTACAGCGGGTCGTGCTCAGATAGTCCCTTGTCTGCCCTGATCTTGGCAAGAACTGTGTCATGGTCTGGAATGAACGGGTTGTGAGTCAGATTCCAGTTGAGCTTTTGAGCTCCTGGATCGTTTTCCCATACATTCTCCCAAAAAGTACCTCGAACTCGTGGGCCGGTTCCTCCAAGGAAGAGTCTACCCTTGTAGTCCAAGAGCATGGGCTCGATGATGTCTCGGACGAGGTATGGGAGTGCTTTTTGGCTCTGCGACTCGTCAATGATCACCAGATGCCACTTCCCGCCCCGTAGCTTCTCCCTCTCGTCAGAGGTGGAGTTTCCTGTGAACTTGATCATGGAGCCATTAGACAGGCGGATAATGCCGTCTGCTTGCTTTTTCTCAGCAATTGGCAAGTCTAGCTCGTCCAGGAGCTTGAGAACTCCGTGCCAGTAGAGGGCTGTGACGGTTTCATGGGTAAGGCCCACAATAAGGACTCGGTGATCGGGCTGAATGACCTCGTTTGCAGCAAGAAGGATCAAGCCCTCTGTCTTTCCGGCTCGTCGGCCAGCCATTGCGTAGATCCTGGGCGCTTTAGAGAGCATCATAAGCTGCTGGTACTCATGTCCGCGCTTGAAAACACGATATTGCTGGAAGTCGATGTGCTCTGCAAGCATCTTGGCGTTAGATTTCTCCATTTCCTTCATGACTTCAGGGGTCATCCAGTGCTTGCGGAAGTGATCCTTGGCTGTTTTCTCGCCTGAAGAGAGGTCGTTGAAGAAATCTTGGGCGGCTTCACTGATTTTCCCGATGTTTGCAAGAACCGACTGTTCGATTCCTCGGTTAATGAGGCTGGAAACGGGGGCGTTCTTCTTGATTCCAACGATTGGGTCCATAATGGCGTTTAAATCGCTGTCTGGCTTGGTTGGTGCTTGGATATCAGTTTCACTGGAGAGCCCGTTTAAACCGATCTGGCGAAGCTCCAGCACCTTTTGTGCTGTATATGAGTCACCGGCATCGGCCTCATCCTGCTTTTTCTTGATAAAGGACCTAAGAGAGATGCTTCCAGCTTCGCCATAGGCTGTTCCAGAGTCTGTGTTCATGGGGCTGGACTCTCCAGTTGGCTTTCGCCTGTTGGGAGTGATCTTCTCGGGACGAACGATCCGGCCTTCTGCGTCTTTGGAGGATTCACCTGATAGGGAGATTTTAGGCATTTCTACCGGTCACTTCTGCGTGTTTTGTAACTAGACTTGCAAGTGAGTCTTCGTCTTCGTTGGCATCATAGTCTGCGTCTTCGGAGATCGAATAAACGATATGGATAGGTGTGTGTGGGAATAATGGAAAATAGATAATGTCTCCATCGTAAACCTCTTTTCCATTTTTATCAAAAGTTCCAGTGAATTGTCTTGTGTTTCTAAGCTCTTCACCAGAAACCATATTCCAAAAGTCTCCACCGTCTTCAGGTGTCCAATAAATATCTCGACCTTTGTAGTCCGTAGCTCTGAACTTAATATTTCTCATTTACTAGATCCTCCAAATGGATATGGTGTTGGGATATTCATGTCAACGTCTTCGTTTCCAATAGACTTCTCATATACTGATCTTTCATGAAAAATGATAAGGTCGTTCTCATGATGAACTGGATCAAGGTCAAGGCTGTAGGTTTTAGAACTGCTGGCGATAGCTGGTAGATTGTCCTTAACAAGGTGATAAACGATAAAAGCCTTGTTCTTTACGGTGAACTTTCGACCCGACTCCTGAAGATAGTAGAACTTTCCAGTGTTGATGTTTTTCTTGATGATGGCGTTCTTGTGCCAGCACGTAATAAGAGAGTTCTCAATATCAACTGTAAAGCGGTTCATGTAGCGCGGGCAGCTGTTATAGATGTCCTCATATGTTGCATTTACTGGAAGCGCGTCCTCGTAGGTCTTTGCTGCGCGGGTCTTTCTGCGCTCGGCAGATCGGATTATCTTCTGCTTCTCCCAGAAGTTTTCAAACTCATATTCAGCCTCTGCGCAGGCGCGCATTCTGGTTGTGTGGCGAAGATTCTGCTTTTCCTTTGCAAGGTCGTAGCTGTTGTCTGACTTGAACTCAGTGTTGGTCAGGGCTTTTTCTACAGCGAGATCCACATATTCTTTGATGTACTTCTTCTTGGCATGCTGTTTCGAGTTTGCCCCGATTACTTTCCTATACCGAACAATCGCCTCATACTCTTTTGGCGTCATTTATACCCCCTTTACCATGAATCATACGATTTTCGCTGTATTTTGTCAACTGGTATATCGAAAATGTTTACATTCTATTAAAAACGGGTAACATACACTGGGCTTGTTTTAGATGTAAATATATTACTTATATGGATTTATACTGATTTCCTAGAGTGAAAATGCAAGCCGTGTAGTCAATGTAAGGTCCTGCAATCTTACCTATATAGGGTATTATTGAATATAATATACTACCATAATGGTAAGGTATGATGGCCGAAAGGGAAAGAATTGAAAACGTCAAGTTTAGTGAAGGTTTACAGGACATTACATTGACTACACTACTACATTCTATTTGTGTTTTGGAACTTGTCTCGGTTGGAGATCTCCCCCATTCAGGCATCCGTCCAACCTGCCCGCGGTCAGTCAGTTTGTGCTGATGGGAGTGAAGCTTCCAACTTGTAAGAGATCCTTACACGTTCACCTATCTACTTCAGGCGTATAGAATTACTCGCAATCCATGCTCCACAATGACAAACAACCATAGGAACACTTGTTCGTGTAACTAGGAATAGAAAGGGACATTTTATGATTGGGACGGTGATGCAGGTAGCCCCCCGTCACACAAACTCTGTGAACCGACTCGCACCAACCCACCCCCCGGAACCAGTGAATCATGCATAGTAATCCATGGTGACACGAAAACATGTGAATATATGATCACATGATCATATGATACTGAGTATCATTAGGGTGGTAGGATTGTTGATTAT